CCCCGCCAGTTCCGCCAGCTCCGGAAACGCCTGCACAAAAACCCAGAAAACGTGGGTTTCTCTGGCGTTTCTTCCAGGAAGATCGCTGCAGCACTTGCAGCAGCCCAGGAATTTTTTTTGTTGACAGCTGCAAAAGTCTGGTTTACGATTAACCCATAACTAACGGAGAATATAAAAATGATACAAACACTATGCGAAACACAATTTTTAGAACATGTGCGTCAGCACTCACGCTGGAAGCAGTTCAGCTACGAGGCGTGGCAGTTAATTTACGAATGGGAGACAGAGATCAACCCAAAGGTAGAATATGACCCTATAGGCTTTTGTTGCGACTATTCAGAATACGAGAGTTTCAAGGACCTTCAAGAAGAGCACGAAGTTGAGTCGTTGGATGACCTAAGGGGCAAGACTTGGGTAGGCGATCTTCCAAAGGGCCGTCTATTAATTAGGAATTATTAATATGATATTATTTCTATGTGGGCTCTTCGCCTCTTACATGGTGGCACCTAAGTTGGTGTCACTTGTAGGTTTTGTTCTTTTAATCGTGGTTGTGGGTTTAATATTTTAAAAGCCCGTTCCCGTTCCCGTTTCGCCTGGGGTTTTGTTTTTTTGCAGACAAGCTGGCTGCACTGGCCAGGGGACGCACGGGACGGAAACGAATGTACGTTTGTACGTTTGACAAGAAACAAAAAAGTAGTATAATTAACGGATAACTAACGGAGGAAAAAAAATGGAAGAAGATAAAAATATCATCTACTCTTGTGAAGAACATGGGCTAGATGTCTACCGAGAGATAAAAAATAACTCACGAGTACCGAAGACGCATATATATTGTTACTTTCCACCCATCAATGAGGGGAAGCGACAAGTTCACGAGAAGATGTGGGTGAAGATTACTAAAGGTAATCGGAAGAAAGGACAAGGTCTATTGGACAACAAACCAAGACATAATTACCATTACAAACTACATCAAGTTGTTCATTTTGAAACAGATGAAAATGATATAACTAGAGCAATCTAAATCCCGTTCCCGTTCCCGTTCCCGTTTGGTTCGGGTTCGGGGTTCGGTTAACTAGCTGCTGCCCGGGAGCTGGCGGGGCGGGAAAACTAATTAACATCCGATTCGGTCATGGCACTTGTGAAAAAATTGTTTTGCATTAGCCGTTATATATAGTATAATAATATTTTAACTAACTAACGGAGAATAAAATGGGATTTGATATTTACGGATTAAAACCAAAATTAAAAAGCAAACAACCTATAATAGATTGGGACAAGAATCCTTCTAAAGAAGAAACAAAAAAATATTTTGAAGAAAGAGAAAAGTTCAATCAAACTAATAAAGGACATTACTTTAGGAATAATGTGTGGTGGTGGAGACCATTAGCAGATTATGTATTAGAAGTAACTGAAGGAATGTTCACAGATGATGAAAAAGCAGAATGGCATAATAATGGAGGATTTGAAGTTAGTGAAAAACAAGCTTTAACCATTGCCAATCTATTAGAAGAATCTGTGAAGATTGGAATTACTAAAGGACTAGAGCAGAAGTATTCTAAAGAAATAAAGAAAGCAGAAAAGAATAATAAAATACTTCAAGATAAGCTAGATGAATTAAAAAAAATTGTTATAGACAAAACTGGTGAGAAGGACATTGTTCCAATTAATTATCCAGAACCCTTCAACGGTCAATGGAATGATATTACTAAAATGACAGATTGGAAAGCACACTATCCTTTTAAAGAGGACAATGTGAAAGAATTTATAATGTTCTGTCGCGAGTCTGGAGGGTTTAAGATTTGTTAATATTTGCAGTAGACTTGTTTAGTCTATTCATTGAGGGAGTGTTTTATTTAGCACTCTCTCTTTTCATATTATATTGGACATGAAAGCCCGTTCCCGTTCCCGCGAAGATGGACGGCAGTTGCTCCTGGTTTTTTCTGGCTGGCCAGCCAGCTCCCTGGGCAGCTCCCGTTCCCGTTCGCGTGAGAATCATATGACGTGAACACAGAAAAAATTTTCACGCCAGCTGCATTTCCAAAATCCAGGAATTGCTATAATAAAAAAAAATTGAATTAATGTAAAATAAAGGTTGCGTTATCCGTTAATTACATTATAATTATAAGTAAGTTAATCAATAATATTTTAACGGAGGTAACATTGAAAAAACTTAAATTAAAAAACGACGCACATTCTAAAATACTACAACAAGAAGAATTAATGTATTCTTTTGTAATTGCTGATACTAATTATAAGAAATACAAAAAAGAGAGAACTAGACTTTTAGCACAAGTTAAAGAACAACTAAAAGAAAATCCAACCTTTACTTTTAAACTATTACCAAATATAAAAGGTTATATACAGAGTGTAGTAACTAAAGCTTTTAGGTTTGATTCTACTACCTTTCAAAAAGAAAATATCGAATTATCAAAAAACTATATGGTAGAAAGAGTTTCTACTACTATTGTTACTGATAACGTAGAAGGTAGTGCAATCAATTATATAGAGGTGAAGTAATGAGTGTACTAGATTTAATAAACAATACTAACCTTGTTACTCCTTCGAGAGTAACAGAGTTAGCTAATTCAATTACAGATGAACAGAGAACACAGATCAACTATCAATTAATCTGTAGTGCATTAGAAAAAGCAATAGTTGAGATTTATGCTCAATATCCTAATAATCAAGTTACTAATGATTTAAGGAATAAAGTAAACAACTATCTTGCTGAATTGCAAGTAGTATTAAACGGAGGTAATTAATATGTATAGTAATAAAGACTTATTAAAAGATGTAGTCGCTTTGAAAAAAGCGACTCATGATTTAAATTTAGCAAGTAAAATGATCAGAGTACAAGCACACATTATTAAATTAAATAATAGTGATGTCTCCACAGATGCTATAGACTATTGGAAACGCGTCTATAGTAAATTAAGAGGCAAACAAGTCATGAACCGATTCAAACAAGGCTCAAAACCCGTTTAAATCACGTTCTAGCCCCGTTCTAACCCCGTTAGGGGTTAGCTCCCTTCCTAACAGGAGGGGAGCAAGGGGCAAGGTAAATACATGTAAAACTTTGCAAAACGTCTAGAGTCGTGTATATATATTTTATGAAACCAAGTTTACTTACCACAGAAAAACTGAGGCTCGAAGTAGAAAAGAAATGGATTGAGCATGTAAAACTGTGCCAAGATAATTTTTTATATTTTGTTAAAGAGGTATGGCCAGACTTTATATATCGTAAAACTGACAATCCAAAAAAGTTAGGACATCATCAAATAATAGCTAATGAGTTTACAAAGATAGCTTCATTAAGAAAAGGGAGGCTCATTATAAATATGCCCCCAAGACATACTAAATCTGAATTTGCATCTGTGTACTTTCCTGCTTGGATTATAGGAAGGTTCCCTAAATTAAAAATTATGCAAGTTTCTCACAATACAGAACTTGCAGTAAGGTTCGGTTCTAAGGTTCGTAACATTATTGATTCACCAGAGTATAAACAAATTTTTGGAGACGTTAGACTTCGTGAGGACTCTAAGGCAAAAGGTAGATGGGAAACTAGTCATGGTGGTGAATACTATGCAGCTGGCGTCGGAGCGTCTATCACGGGTCGTGGAGCTGACTTATTGATTATTGATGATCCACACACGGAACAAGATTCTATGTCTGATGTTGCTATGGGTCGTGCATATGAGTGGTATACTTCGGGACCCAGACAAAGACTGCAACCAGGAGGCTCTATTTTATTAGTAATGACGAGATGGGCCGAGGATGATTTGACTGGCAGGTTACTCAAGGCTCAAACAGAACCGAAAGCTGACAATTGGAAACAAATTTCTTTTCCTGCGATTCTCGATTCAGGGAACCCAGTATGGCCTGAATATTGGAACCTAGAAGAATTAGAAAAAATAAAAGCTTCAGTACCGATTAGAAACTGGTCTGCTCAGTATATGCAAGAACCTACTTCTGATGAGGGAGCTATAATAAAACGTGAATGGTGGCAACCTTGGGAAGGAGAAAGCATACCTAATTTAATTCATGTGATACAAAGTTATGATACAGCCTTTAGTAAAAAAGAAACTGCGGACTATTCTGCGATAACGACATGGGGGGTGTTTTACCCAGATGAAGTGACACCTAATATAATTTTGTTGGATGCGATAAGGGGCAAGTATGATTTTCCAGAACTTAAAGTAGTAGCTTTAGATGCTTATAAGTATTGGGAACCCGAAACAATTGTAATAGAACAAAAAGCTAGTGGTGAGCCCTTGACACAAGAATTTCGTAGAATGGGTATTCCTGTTGTACCCTTTACACCAACTAAAGGTAATGATAAACATACAAGAGTAAATGCTGTTGCACCTATATTTGAAAGTGGAGCTGTTTGGTTTCCTTTTGGTGAAAAATTTGCAGATGATGTTATTGATGAATGTGCAGCTTTTCCTAACGGAGCAAATGATGACTATGTGGACAGTATGTCTCAAGCTATGTTAAGATATAGGCAAGGACATTTTGTGGAGTTATACTCTGATCATGTTGATAATGAGGAAAGACCTCCAAAAGAATACAACTACTATTAGGAGTTTTAATGAAAAAAATTAAAAGGAAGATTAAAAAAGTTTATAGCTTTTGTAAGATACAAGTTGGTAAAGTTAAAAAAAGACTTTTTGGTAAAATTTGTGAATGTAAAGATTAATGCAGGATGAAGATTCAGGTATAGGTTTTGGAACTGTTGCAGCAGCTGGGGCTGGTATTGCTGGTCTGGTGTTTCGTAGAAATATTGGTAAGTTTGCTAAAGATTACATAAAAGAATTTAACCGAGTCACGGACCCTGATGCCTTATTAATTAAAAAAAATAAAGCAGAAGAGGTAGCTAAGTTTGATCAAGAGTATGGTGGTAGAACTTTTGGTTCTGAAATACTAGAACAAGATAAAGGAATTGCTTCTCTTAAAGCATCTAAAGAATTGGTGCCAGTAGATAAAGTAGATGATATAACTGCTGCTAAACCCTTGACACCAGGACAGCTTGCACAAAAAGAGGCTCAAGCTACTTTACAAAAAGAAAATCAATTTTTATATGACCTTAAAAAATCTGTAGCTCAACAACCTCTTACTTTAGGAGGAGGAGCTTTTGCTGGAGACTTATACGGAGTAGGTTCTACTTTATTTGATTCAGTAGTAACATTATCTCAAACTGCTAAACCTATGCCTGTCTCACATTGGGAAAAGCTTTTTAAAAGCAGAATGAGTACTAAAGCTGATTTTATACCATTAAATAGAGCTAATCCAAAAGCACAGTCGATAGTTACAATGGATGAGATAGCAGATGCTAACTTAGCTAAGTATGATAAAAAAGGTAATTTGATAGATGGTTACTTAAAATACATAAAAGATATTAATAAAGAAAGTTCAAAGGATAATCAAATACGTATATCTCCTTTAACTATTTTAAGTTTAATAAAAAACGCACCAGCAAATAATTTAAAAGTTACAGAGTATACTTCTGATTTTTTTAAAAAAGATGCAGAGACTTTAAATAGTTTTACAGAATCTATTTTTAAAGGTTTAGCTGGAACACAAGAAGGTAACCTACAAAAATTAAATTTAAAAGATTTGACAACATTAGTTGATACTAAACTGTTAAACCTAGATATTAATAACGCAAGTAAGTATAGAAAGTTACAAGAAGTAAAAAATGAGTTAGAACAGGCTAAAGGAAGTGCTTCTCTTATATCTAGTCAAGGATTAAAAAAAGGTACTAGTAATACAACCATTTATGGTAATCCGTTCACAGGTGCTCTTAGACCTATTCAAAGATTAAAAGAAATGATTGACGGATTAGGTGGTAGAGTAGCAGATGGAATAGAAGATGTGGATGGACAAAGACTTAACTCTTTTCTAGATAAACCTGTAAGCTCTTTAAATTATAAAGGGCCTTATAAAATAAAAGACCCTAATCAAACTATTAGGCAAGCAATTAAAGAATTACAAACAAAAACAGAAAAGTCAGGTATATTGCTTAGTAAAATGCTTACAAGTAGAACGGATGACGATGTTATAAATTTAAGAAAATCTGTATTTGATTTATCTAAATCGTATAAAGAAGTAAGTAAGTTGAAAAATAAAATACCATACAATGAGTATCCAGATTGGGAGACCTATAGAATAATGGGTACAGAAAACTTTTTTGAATCATTAATAACTGTAGATAAAAGATTAATGGATGATGTTAGAAAAACTGTTCCTAGTTTTCGTGCAGTACCTGCTGAGTCTGGTCATTTTCATAAAGATATATTTGGTAAAAGCAATGAAGGTCAAATTCTTCATATAAGAGGAGGTACCCGTCAAGTAGATGGAGGAGGAAAAGCTTTATCTATTGATGAAATGCAAAGTGATATAAATCAACAAGTAATGAAAACAATAAAAAGAACGAAAGCAGAAATGCTTGATGGTAGGTTTCGTGCGGAGATGCAAGCCATAAGAAACAATCCAGAAAATTATCGTAAGTTTAAAAAAAAAGTTGCTGATTTTAAAAAAACAAAATTTAAAAGTTATGCTATGCAAAACCTTAGTATGGGAGATGACTATATAAGAAATATGTCCGATGATATTTCTGCATCGCGTATGGAAGCTTATTATGAGGGTTATTTAAAAAGAAATCTTACAGCTAAAGATAAAAATGATTTAATAACTAAACCTTCTTCAAACCCAGAAATAGGAAGTAATTTTTTATTTGATGAAGCTGCTGAAAACGCTATAAGAAATAATAAATTTAATCTAGATGCAATCGGTACTGATTTGTATAGAGATAGGTTACTTACTATCTCAGATGAGATGTCTGCACTTACTGCTAAAAATGTAGCTATGACTAGAAAGGATCTTGATCAACTTAAAAAGTTACAAATAAAGTACCAAGAGATACAAGAAATTATACCTACTGTTAACACAAGACCTTCAAGCAGACATCCTTACTTACCTTTTTCTAAAAAAGAACAATGGGGTGGATTAGGTATAAAATACGCAATACGTAAAGCTGCAAAAGAAGATTTAGATTGGGTCACAGTTAATCCTTATGAAGTTGTACATCATGGAGATGGAGCACATCTTGGTAACTTAGAGTTTTATGGTAATAAAAGAGGAGCTGGAGATATATCTAAGAGAGTAACAGGTAAAATTAATGAAAGAGAAATGAAAACAATAGAAAGAATTATGGGTAGTAAATATGATAATAAACCTGGTTATCAAGATGTAATACAAAGAGAATACACTGATCTTTTATCTAAGATGCAAAGAAAAGTAACTAAAGGTAGAAAAAACTTTGCTTCATTAAATACAAGAGATGGTCCTAAAAAAGCAGATTCTAGTGGTGCAACTATACCAAATTTTATGAGAAAGTTTGCTGAAGATTATGGGACTGAAGTAAGAACCATAAGAGTGGCCAAATCTGACCCAAGTAAAGTAATTAAAATAACAAAACCAAGAAAAGCTATTAACGCAGACACAGGAGAAGAAGAAGATTTTATTGAACATATTGCTGCTTTTACAGAAGATGAGTATGAGGCTTTAAAAAAAATAGGTGATATACCTACTTATTACAAAGGAGCTGATATTGAGGTTGTGACGAGAAAACCAAAAAAGTATTATAGAGAAGATTATTACGAGTCCTTTGCTATTAAAGTAAAACCAGAGTTTAAAGATATACCTATTAAAGGATATGTAAAAGGTGGACTAGCACAAAACATATTTAAGTGGTAAGGTAATTTATGGGAAAAAAAGCTAACAGAAATATTGAGCAGTTAAAATTTGCTCAAGAGTTATTAAAAAGAAAAAAACCACCTAGTATAGACGCTCCAGATTTAGTTTCTATTGTTGAGCGAAAAAATAGAAAACTTCGTTCTGCTGATATATCTAGAGGGGCAATGTATGCCTTACCTATAGAAGACATTGCAGTCTTATCTAGAAAAAGTGCAAAAACAATTGGTGCTAAGGCTGGAACTTTTGTACAATGCCCAGGTAAAAAAGAAATTAAAATTAAAAAAACAAGGCTTACATAATATGGCACAAGATGATGAGATTTTAGAAGAGCAAGTTGTTGAAACAGAAGGACCTATTGACGAGGATGCCGAAGAACCAAGTATTAGTTTAGGTGATGACCCTGTTGATGTTGAGATTGAAGAAAGTCAAGAAGATGGTTCTGAAGAAGTAGAGATAGAGGAAGAAGACGACTTTTATTCTAATCTTGCAGAAACTTTAGATGATAGGATACTATCTAGGTTATCTGGCGATCTAATAACAGATTATAAAAAAGATAAAGAGTCCAGATCAGATTGGGAAAAAGCTTATATATCTGGTTTAGATTTATTAGGTTTTAAAAACAATTCTGACAATCAACCTTTTGCTGGAGCAAGTTCCGTAACACATCCTTTATTAGCTGAATCTGTTACACAATTTCAAGCTCAAGCATTTAAAGAATTACTTCCAGCTCAAGGGCCAGTTAATACTCAAGTAATTGGAGATGATACTCCAGAAAAAGAACAACAAGCTCATCGTGTTAAAGATTTTATGAATTACATGATTACTGAAGTAATGGAAGAGTATACAACGGATTTTGATCAATTACTTTTTTATCTACCCTTAGCAGGTTCTGCTTTTAAAAAAATATACTATGATGATGTTATGGATAGAGCAGTAGCTAAGTTTATACCAGCTGAAGATTTAGTTGTTCCTTATTATGCGACTGATTTAAAAGATTGCGAAAGAATAACACATGTTATAAAGATGAGCGAAAACGACATCTTAAAAAAACAGAGAGGTGGTTTTTATAGAGATGTAGATATACTTCCTTCTCGTCAAGATGATAATGAAGTTCAAGACAAATATGATCAGATAGATGGTGTTCAAGGAAATGATGACACCGATAATCAATTTAATGTTCTTGAGATACATGTAGATTTAGATATAGAAGAATATGAAGTAGAGAACTCAGAAAAAAATATAAAGATACCTTACATCGTTACTATTGATGAAGGCTCTCAAGAGATATTATCTATTTACAGAAACTATTCTCCTCAAGATGAGTTTTTTAAGAGAAGAGAGTTTTTTGTACATTATAAGTTTTTACCGGGTTTAGGTTTCTATGGTTTTGGTTTAATACACATGATTGGTGGTTTATCAAGAACCGCTACTGCTGCATTACGTCAATTATTAGATGCTGGTACGTTAAGTAATCTTCCAGCTGGTTTTAAATCAAGAGGATTAAGGATTAGAGATGATGATCAGCCTTTTCAACCAGGTGAATTTAGAGATGTAGATGCCCCTGGAGGAAATATAAA